GGGCCGGATTCTTTTCCGCGTTGAATTGATTGAGGATTTCTGCCCGGCCGAGCGGTTGGCTCGATTCAGCGGGAACCGCCACTGCGCCAGCAGCGTCGGCCTTGGCTTTTTCCAAAGTGGTCATGGCCTTGTCGTCGGCCTTGGACATCTCTTCTTTTTTGTAACCCATCTCCTCGTCATCTTCGTCCTCTTCGATCTTAGGGGTCAGCATGCCGATTAGTTTGGTCAACATTGCCGCGATGTCGGTCAGAGTAGGCTCGGCCATCTTTTGCTCGTCCTTTTTCTCTTCGGGCATTTCGGCCAGTTCGGCCTTTGCTTCGATGGGAGTAGGAGCGGTTTCGACGATAGGAGCGGATACAGGTGCGGCCTCTACGGTCGGCTCGCTCAGCTCCTTTTTGACTTCGACAAGTGCTTCGTTCATTTGAAGTTTTTTCATGTCAACTGCTGAGAAGGCGGAAAACATCCCTGCGGGATTGGCGGCTGGCTCAGAAACGATTGAGCAATCGTAGATTTCAGTCACCCGGGCAAAGCGTTCCGCCCCCATGATCTCAGGCACGCCGCTAAAGGTAAGGGATATGCCAAAGCCTTCGGGCAGTACCTGAGCCAGCTGCTCGACAAACTGCGCCTCGTTAGTGTTAAAGAGATTTAGATCACCCAGCAGGCGGTCGCCTTTGATTGAAAAATTATCGATATAACCAAGGATGCCGGTGACGGGTGCGCCGTGGCCCATGGTCACTTTGATCCGCTTCATGCTTTGCGCCACTTTGAGCGCTTGCTCGAGCGAGATTTGGTCGATCTTGAGGTTGTGGCCCCTAGCCTCTCCAACCGTTAAAATTGAAACGCTGTTTAGTTTGTTGGCCATATAGGCCATAACGAACGTCAACTTTAGAGCAGATCGCCGTCAGCTTCGCGATAGCTTTTCTTTACCTCGCCACCACCTGCCATCTTTAAGAATTTGTTTACCCTGGCAATCGCCCAGGCTGTCCGGCTGTTGGGCATTCCACCGCTGATCGTTGGCCTGAAACTGGTTGAGAAAGCGCCTGCACCCCTGCGAAAAACTTTCTTAAGTGCCCCTAGGGTGGGAGCCTTGCGGTTGGGATGGCGCTTTTTGAAGTCGGCTATTTTGTTTTTCAAAGTTTCTTCAACGGCTTCGCTGATCTCGATATCCCCTGCCTTTGACCTGGTGGAAGCTGTGCCGGCTGGGTTCGTATCGCTACCTTTCTTTCGTTCGCTTGCTGGCGCGGGTGTTTGGCTGGCTGACTTCGGCCCCGGCCGGGCTGCCATCTCGCGGGCGATCCTACGCATCTGTACCGCTGCCCAGCTCTGGGCAGGATCGCCACCCCATAGCGCCCAAGCTATCCGGCCTGCCGATGGGAATCCTAGTTCACCAGGATTAAAGCCTTCGCCTTTTTTATCCACTTCATGCCTTGCTAGGTATGAGCTGATGCGGGCGATTGTCTCATCTGGAAAGTCTACGTTATTGATTATATCGCGTGCCCTAGCCACGCCCACTTCAGTCCCGCCCCGCTTGTATTCCCTACGCCACTCTAGCCCCTTCTTGGCTTCGGCAATCATGCCGGCCGTGGGTTTAGCTAATTCTATTTTTTCTTTTTTTTTAAGCCCGATTGCGCTTGCGATCATGTCTAGTTCTTTGTCGCTGAGCTTGTAGTCGGGATCGTCCCGCATAGTGAAAGATTCTGTCTGTGGCTTGGCGGATAGTTTCATCTGCCTAGCACAAATGGCTGCCCTTTGATCGTTTTCTGGAAACTCGGATACCATTGTTGGATTACCCATGCACCTTTCCATAAACTTATCATCAGTCTCGCCTGCGTTTTGTGTTGGCAAATCTAGCTCAACCCTTGCGCTTAGTTCCGCATCTGGCCCAGCGTTCGGATCTTTCTCGGGATTAACTGGCGTGGGTTCGTCGATTGCGGGGGCTTCTTTGACTACTTCCACCGGGGCCGCCACGTCGGTCTGTGGTGCCACTGTTCCAATCGACGCGACAAACTCACGCTCTTTAGCGATCTGCCTGACCTGCTCTTCCCAATCTTGGCCTAATTCTCCAAAGTAGGTTTGGAGGGAGGATAGTCCCGCTTTATAGTTCTCTCGTTCCTGCTGTGCCTCTCTACCTGCGTCCACGGTTAGTGACTTCGGAGTCTGCCACGTAACCTTTGCGTAATCCTCCACGGCAGGTAGATCGCCGTTGGCAATCGCGCCGCCGATGAAGTAGCGCCATGCGCGATTACAGAATCTATCGATGAGTAGGCGTTGCCGTTGTTCAAATCTGCGCTGGGCTTTTGCTACAATAAAACGCATCCCTGCCCCGCCGACGCTGGCTGGGTCGTAAACGAATTCAACGGGCAAGCCGAGGCCCATGGCCACGTCACGAATTAGGAACTTGGCGAATGGCTCAAAGCCTGCGTGGGGCCGATTAGGCCCAATCATCTCAATCTTTTCGCCAGGTGAAAGGCGGGGGATGGTTGCCGAGCTGGTGATCTCCTCGCGGGCGATGGTGGGTTCGCCGGTATCTTGTGCCTGCACGGTTCCAAAGAATCCGCCCTGCCCGGCCAGCTCGTCGCCTTGGTCGGTTGTGATGACTGCGGCAATCGATCCCTGCAGTTTTAATGCGTCCTTCTCAAACTCGCCGAGCATTTTTAAATCACGGACGTGGTTCAATGCGCGGGCTAGTGAAGATCCGCCACGGATTTGATCCGGCCGCTCCAGCTCCATTAGATGAATGACGGTATCTGCACCAAGCTTTCGATATAGTTCGCCTGTCTGAATTAGGTATCCAGTAGGCTCGCCGAGCTTGCCGAGGAATACGCCGTCAGAAGTTCCGTAGTCATCGCCTTCGCAAACGCGGTGGCCTTCCACAATCTGTAGCTTTCCCTTTTCCGTCATGATGACGAATACGTCTCCGTCCACATCGATAGATCGAGATAGCGCCAGCAGCATGTCCGTCCAAGTCATCCGGCCAGTAACTTCGGGCGATGGCACTACGACGTCGCGCCAGTATTCCTCGCACAACCTTCCAAAGTCTTGGCTTGCCCCGCGATACTGCGGCCGGAGTCCTGGCCCGATCGAATAGGTGGCGATGGAATCCACTGCCCCTTTGATCAGCCCCACGTTGCGGTACATGTGCCGGGCGAGCTTTAGCAACTCAACCCGTGTCGCTTCGTTTAGATCTAGGCGTGAATCGCGGGCATGAGCGCCATAGATGACGGGACGCTTACGAGAAAAGCCTGCGCCTTCGTAAGGTTGGAACGTGCTGATGCCCGCACCGAACCCAGCTCCGAACGCTTTGATCCCTGCGCCCATCCGAGCCACGAGTGAAAGTTTCTGTGCCATAATCAGCTATCCAAAATGTAAGAAAATGAGGCGCTGGTGCGTGTGACCTGTACGCCATTTAGGTAATCGATTGCGGCCTGAAATAGCTCAACCCGTTCGGTGGGCTTAAGATCAATCTGGAAGCTAGCCGACTGCCCGCCTGCTGAAGATCCAACCAGAGCACGGCCTGATGCTGCGCCCGTCATTGCCGCGTTGCGGTCAGTGGCAAGGTTGGTCAGGGCGCTTGCGGTAACCCCAGAGGCTTGTGCCAGGTAGTTCGTCGCAACTGCCCGCGTAAGTCTGCGGGAAATAGCCATCACGTCGCCACGGGTGTCAACGATTCCTCGTCGAGTGAGGCAGTAGGCCGAATCACTTTTCCATATACGGCAAAGCCAGCCAGATATGTTTCGCAATCGTACAAGTGATCCTGCCTGCTTTTGATCCGTATCCATTCGTAGTGATCGCGCCCTGTCTTGCGGTTAATCCTGTGCACCTTTTTATGGCTGCTCATGTGCTCGCGGTAGTCCGGGCTTACGTCATGGGCAATTTCCCAGCGTGGCCCCTGCCCTCGTCGCAACCATGCCAGCAAATCCTGACAAGCCGGCGAACTGAGAAGCAGAAGCATGCAGCCTGCGTCAGTGGGTTGCTCGGCTGAGTGAACCGATTTCATCCGCCCGCGTGGCGTTTCAATCCAGTAAGCTGGACGCTCCTCGCCCTTTAATGCCGTGTATTTATAGCGGGCACAGATTCTGTACGAATCGTGCGTCTCGTATCCGCTATCCAGCGCTGTGTGCTTCGGTTGAACGCCTAGGGTGTGTAGGTGTTGCGCCACGTCCTCGATCGTTCGTGCCCGACCTTCGTCAATTAGCCTGCTCGTTCCGTCCCTAGCGAACGCTCTTACTACAAACCAATACTCGTCGATCTGTCTGTCTATGGCCGCCAGTTTGATATGTTCCGTTTCCCAATCCTGCTTTTTCGCAAATGCGCCGGCGGGAATGTCGATTGTTTTATCGTCATCAAACTGATCTTCCCACGGCATCGCGCTCCATCCGTTCACGAATCCCTGCAAGCCGTGCAGATAATGCTTTTGAGTTAGGAACTGCTTGGCGCAGTCGGCGAAAGTGACGGTCGGCGAGTACCAGCTAGGCAGTCGCATGCTTCGCCTACCACGTTCTGCGTTTGGATTTGCTGCCACCCACTTGCCCTGCTCAACCGCTGATCGCCTATGGCCTTCAGTCCACGGCTCGTTGCACTTTGTGCAATGGTAGGCGGCCGTCTCACCCACTTTCTGTAAGTCCCATTTGCCGTCAGGATTGCGTGCGCTGTCTGCCCATCGCACTTGCCCGAACTCCATCGCCTGCATTTCACCGCAAGCATGGCAAGGCACGTGGAAAGTTTCCTGCGTTCCTGCCTGATAGTTCTGCCATATATCGCCCGTGCTTAACGTCGGCGTGCTAGTCAGCACGTGCTTGCGGTTGGGAAAAGCCTTTGTGCGTTCCAGCGCCAGATTGTAGGCGGCCGCCTCGCGTTCGGTCGGTGGCGCAAACTTGTCCAGTTCGTCCAGTACCGCAATGCAGATCGGACGTGAACTGATGTTGGCCGGGCTATTCGATCCCACCAGGCTGAGAGTCATGCTGGTAAACTGCATCTCTAAGATTTTCAGGTCATCGCTATCGTATGGAAAAAGAGCTTTTACCGGCTTGCACTTCTCAAAGATCGGAGTCAGTCGCGTTTCGCTATAACTCCTGGCCAGATCTGCGTTCGGCATTACGAGCAGTGCAGGCGCTGGATCGTTGGCGATTCTGTACGCCAGCCAGATCGCAAGAGTCAGCGTCTTGCCTGTCTGCGATCCCCAGCAAAGGCTGACGGT